CTATTGCAATTGCATTTCCAGCAGCTCCATACATTGCAGCGGCAGCGGCAGTCGCTATGGGTATAGCAAATGTTAGAAAAATATTAACTGTAAATCCTAAAAGTTCAGGAGGCGCACCAAGTGCTGGAGGTGGTGCATCTATGCCTAACTTGGGAAGCGCACAACAAGGACCACAAACGCCACAAATGAACTTGAATAATTCAGCAGAACAAACAGCTCAAAGCAATTCAAAGCGTGACAAAGTGATGGTAGTAGATTACCATGATATACAAAATAAGGGTAATGAATTGCAAATGATGAATAATAAAGTTACTTTAGCGTAATGAAAGAATTTAAAATAAAAGGTAATGACTACCAGTTGCGTAACCTTGGGAGTGAGGTTACGCTTAATGAACTAGCTAAGATTAGTGCTATACTAGAAAAGGAAGGCGATAAGGACCACACAGAACGATGGCTTGAGGTATTGGCTATTCTTGGAAGTAAAGAACTTGTAGAGGTGATTCCTTTAAAACTATTCGGTGAGGCAATCCAATCCGTTCAAATTACTGAGGTTAAGAATGAAATACAACCTACCTTTGAAGTGAACGGTAGAGAATACGCTTGCGAGTTAGAGGATGGTAAACTTTACCTATCAGCTCAGGATATAGCTAAAATAGAAAACCTAGCCCGTAAAGGTGGCGCATGGGGAAACAAAGCGTTTGCAGTTGTTTACAAAGATACTCAGCTAACAAAGACCGAACATTATACGGATGCTCACATTGACCACAAAGCGAATCTATTTGGTGACTTTGTAACAGCTGATATTGCAAGCCCAGTGATATTTGATTTGTCTAAACAATACGTTGAACACGTACAGATGCTTATTGATGCTGCTGACAAGACAGTATAAAGAAATTAACTCCGAAACTTTAGAAGGTGTATTTGATAAGATGATACACCTTGTTTCAATTGTTGATGACCTAGATCCTTTAGACGTTCAAGAATGGAGGGTAAATAAGTTAGTAAATGCTTACTCAGTAGCTCAAACAAAAGTAAAAATATCAGATAGGTATTCAGAGAATATAACCATTGATAATGTTACTTTAAAGTTACAATCGTTTAGTACGTTAACGCTTCGACAATTCATTAATTTAGAGGATTACGTTTCTAAAGGCTTTACACAAAATATTTCACATATAGCTGCAACAATTTACCTTGCTGAAAGTGGTGGCGGTATGTACGATGTAGTTACGGAAGATTACAAGAATGTAAACGTAGACTATCGAAGTCAGTTAATTGATGAGCTGCCAATCAATCAAATTTTAGGAGCTTGTAAAAAGTATAATAAATTCAGAGAAACGTTTTTTAATTCCTATGAATTATTTAGTGATCCATATGCAGATGTTAAAGTTGAGGAACTGAATGAAGAGGAGAAAGCTGAGTTTGAATTGGAAATGAAAACAAGAGCAAAGCAAGGAGATAACCAATGGATGGTTGTTTTAAATATGCTTTCAGATTTCGATATCACAAAATTTAACGATGTGCTAGACCAAAATTTATACCTAGCATTTAACCAATTATCTTACATAAAATCTAACAAATAAGTTTTTTCTACATATATAGTTGTATGTCAGAAATTGCGACTTATTATGTTACGTTGAAACCAATTCGAGAAGGTGCTATGCCAGCTTTCGGTTGGAAGAATATAGCCTATGTTAATGATCCTGCGATTGAAGAGGTTGGTGTATATCTTAACGCACACGATCCAAGAATAGTAGCTGATGAAATCGTAAAGGCTAAAATATTAGAATACCTTAAAACGGTTGGAATAGTTAAACCTAGCCATTGGATTGAAGTAACGGAGGAAGAGTATCTTTCTAAGCGTGAGATTAATTTAGGCGTTGAAGATTCGGAAAGTTATAACGATTTCCAAAAGAAGGGTGGCGGAGGTCAATGGCTTGTTCGTTATGAATACAAGGGACCAAATGACGATAAGACACGTTCATTTTGTTCAGAGGTTTTATCACTAGGTAGACTTTATACTGAAGAGGAAATAACAAACGGTTTATCCAATCCTGAGTTTGGTAACTATTCTATATTTGATTATAAAGGTTCATATGGATGTAGACACGTATGGAAGCGTCAAATTTACTTTGAAGATTACGAAGATGACGAGGTTAGGCGTGTTGGATTTGTGCCGCAAGTTGTAGCTAGACTAGATGATCGTATGGCAACAACTCTAAACGCTTACTTATCTAAAGATGAGTTGATGCAAGTTTGCGCTCCTTTGCTTGTACCTGATAAAGATATATTCAGAGACGATGAGATAGGTCGCTATAATATGCGCTTTTCATCTGAGACGATTAAAGAGATGCACGAAATCGCATTATCCAACGGCACACTAGAGAAAGATGATTTATTTAAAGATACGCATAAAGGCGGTGTTGCTCCTTCATATGTTTTAGATAGTTGGATTTCAGAAAGCTCAGAAGATAAGGCATACACTCAATATGGATTTGACCAAAACGCTTTACCATTCGGAACGCTGTTTGTTTTATCACAAGTAACTGATAAAGGCTATTGGGAGAATGAAATCAAAGCAAATAAAAAACACGCATACTCAATTGAAGCATTAATAAATTTATCAATAATTAAACTATCAAAAATGGAGAAAGAACAAATCTTACTTCCTGATGGCGAACACTTAATTAACGGTACAATCTACGTTGTAAAAGATGGCGTAGTTATCGAAAAGAAAGAGGTTACAGCTGAACAAGAAGAAGTAATTGAGGAAGTTGCAGAGGCAACACCTGAAGTAATGGCAGATGTGCCAGTCGAAGAAATCGTAACACCAACTGCGGTTGTAGAAGAAGTTGCACCAGTTGTTGAAGATGACAGATTGGCTAAACTAGAAGCAGCTCAAGAAAGTTTGATGAGTGAAATCGCAAAGTTAAAAAGTGAATTAGAAGCACCATTATTAGAGGAGCTTCCCGTAGAAATGTCAGATAATCGCCCAATGTGGAGACGTATTTCAGACAGTATAAACACAATTAAAAACCAAAAATAAAATGAGTAAAGTAAACGAATTGTCGGTAAAATTATACGGACAAACAATTAATCTTTCTAAGGAAGATTTCAAGAACGCAAAGAAAGCGTTTTTTGATCCAACAACAGTTGAAGGTAAAGCTATTGAGATGGCTATGACTGTTGATGCTTCGGCTGATTACACAACAAACGCTACTGAGTACTTCCGTAGAGCAATGATTGGAGACGAGAAAACTCGTTCTAAGTTCCGTCAGTTGTTAGGAGTTAAAGACCGAGTTAACTTGGGTGGTGTAGATGTAACTGGTGTTACTATCAAAGCTGGTTCATGTGATCCTGATTTTGACAATACTGAGCTTTCACAAAAAGAATACGAGGTTAAGCCTTTGATGTATTCAACTATTTTCTGTGTTGCTTCTTTGGAAGAGTCATTTGTATCTGACCAATTGGCTAGAGGTTCAAATGAGTTCAATCAGAATTTTGCATTTATGAATTTCTTTTTTGACAAATTAGCTGAGGAGTTAACAGAGCAAATGGAAATCATCACATTTACAGGTACAATTGCTGCAAATGGTGTTGATGGATTGGAGACGTTAATGGCTGCAGATGCAAACATTATTGTACCAACAGCTGGTAACGGTGGTGTTGCTTCAGCTATCACTGATGCAAACGTAGTTGCTAAATTAAAGCAAGCTCGTAACGTATTACCTAAGGGTGTAAGACGTAGAAAAGACTTCGTTTATATCGTTTCAACAAACGTTTACGATGCTTTAGCTGATGCAGTTGCAGATAACAAAGCGAGTGGATTGTACTACATTGAGAATGTAACTTTAACGTTCCAAGGTACACCAGTATACCGAGCTGATGGTGCATCTGATAACGTTATTATCGCTACTTATTGGAATAACTTAGTTAACATCATGGACCTTATGGATGAAGAGTTAGGATTCAACATCGTTGATTTCATGAAAACAACTTTATCTCGTAAGATTGGTGTTCGTGTTGATTTCAAATTCCAACCTTCATACACAAACGCTGAAGAGATTTACTTCCATACATTCTAATTAACGGAGGGTGTAAAAGCCCTCCTATTTTTTAATCATTTAATATAGAAAAGATATGGCAATTTGTAGCCCACTAGTGGGAATACCTAAAGACTGCGGGGACAATAACCTCGGAGCAATTAAACGTGCGCTTATCGGATCGTTTGAAGATGTAACGGAACTTACCGTAACAGCAACTTCAGCACCCGATACCGATGGCGAAGTAACAGCAATCACTAGAACGGTTGGAACTAAATTTGAAGATTTCCCTTTAACAAAAGATACTTCAATGTTTAGTCAGGATTGGACTGGTGATTTAGTAGCTGATACACATTCTTATACTCAAAATGTAGAGTTAGGATTTAGAAGAATTGATTTAAGAAAGCGTAACGCTATCAGCTTACTTGCTGCTGGTCGAAGAGATTTGATTGCAGTTGTTCAAGATAATAACGATGATTGGTGGATGCTAGGAGCTGACCAAGGATTGAGATTATCAGCTAACTCAGCAGCAACTAACAACACTCGTGCAGCTGGTCAACAGATGCCTGTTACATTGACTTCAGAAAATGAGCGTCATATGTTGTACAAAGTGGATGCAGATATAGTTGAAGCCTTGCTAGTAGCAGCAGTTTAAAAATTAATTTGCATGAAAATGAGGGGTTTGTCAAACAAGCCCCTTTTTTTGTACATATAAAGTAATGAGTAATTTTGTCATAGAAAAGAATACGGTTAATAATATTTGTGTTACGTTATCGGAGCGTTCACAGTTACTCGATCCGTATTACTTAATAGTGTTTACAAATAAGTTTGATTTGGATGGACCAACTACTAGCTGTTCACTTCAGGCAACTTCAAATATTAGATACGATTTGATTGTCATAACTGAAACAACTAATGCAGTAGGTTTAGATGGCGAGGTTTATTTAATAGAAGGCGAATGGTCATATAGTGTATATGAAAGCTCTGTGCCTACGTTGGATGTTGAAGATACTACGGGCAGAATTTTACAGAAAGGATTTATTGTTGTTACAACACAAATAGGGAATTAATATGGGATGGTTTAGTAAAGATATAACGCCAACGCCAAAGGTAGAGAATAAAGAATTAGAATGCTTCCGTACAATCAACACAGAGGGCTTGGATTTATCGCAGCCTTTAGTTGATGATTACGTTAATAGAACTGGCGGGGTTTTTTTTGGGGAATCGAATTTATATCCTCAGATTTTAAACCAATTATACATAAGCGCACCAATGCACCAAGCGTGTTGCAACTTTAAGAAGTACAGTGTAATTGGTAACGGTTACGAATGGAATGATTACGATACTTTAGAAGTTTCTGAGAAGATAGCTATTAAGCAATTTGAAACGATGTCTAAGTTAAAAAAGTCTAGTGAAAATATTGTACTAGATTTTGTTAAGCATGGGCGAGTTATTGCGCTTTTACATTATTCTAATCAATATAAGAAATATACACATTTTAAAATAGTTGATCCTGAGAATATCAGAAATTCTCAAGTAGGATTATTTAACGATACACCTTCAAACTATTTCTATTCAAGAGATTGGACTAGGTCAACAAGTCAAATGATATTTACACCTTACAAAATAGGTAACACAGATGAGTGGCAAGTTTTAGAACTTAAGAATTTAGTTGGTGGATTCAGAG